AGAAAAGAATTAGCTAATTGGTTAAAGCAAGGTGGGAAAGAAATAAAGAAACCTACTGTAAGCCAGAAGAGAGAATCTGTTGTACCTAGTCAATTAGGAAAACAAGTTAAGAAGCCTAAAGGGTATACGGACGCACCTTCTCGACAACCCAAAACTCCTAAAAAATACCTTGAACGTCAGCCTAAAAGTAAAGACCCTTTAGATCCTGCCAAGGATTTAAATTTTGTTTCTGACTATGAAGATATACCGTTTTCTCGTGGCGGTTCCGTCAAGAAGAAGAAGCGCAAAGCTAAGAAGACCGTTTCTTATAATTACTAATGTCAGGAATGTTATTCATAAGAGCAATGGAGATGATAGCACCAATGGATGATAATAATAAATGTCCTAGATGTGGGCGTGAGAACTGTACGTGTGATCCTGATACTTGTGAGTGTGAGCCTCCTATTGAGGAAGTTATCCTTGATACTCATCGAAGTAGTCAAACGAGTTTGATACAGGACTTTGAGGAATAGGCTTTTCATATTGTGGGACAAAAAGATAAACCATACAATCCGAAGGGTACTTCTCGTAATTCTACACTCTCTAAAACCTCTAAGAAACGATCTAGAACCCCTAAGAGACTATTAAGAAGTGCGAATGTAAAGTATGCTAGCGGTAATGGGTTTACAGATTTTTCAACCAATGTTACTGTAAGGGGGAAAAAAGGAGCGAGTCTTACTGCAGGGTATACTAAACGTAGAAATGAGACACAAGCTCAATTTGAAAAAAGAGTCAGACGCGAGAAAAGTTTATCTGTAAAAGGTAAGCTACCTTTAGGAAGAGGAGAAGGGGAAGTTAGAGGCGGTGTAGCCAGAACAACTGTTACAGAGAATATAGATGTAGATCATCCTTATTTTAAATACAGTGATAAATTTAAGCCGTTTAAAACAAATTGGTCAGGAAATATAGGAACGACATTTCCTCTTGGAAGAGGTACAGCAAATGTTGATATGGCTTACGATCCGGGTCAAGCAGGTATTGGTGGTAAAGATCTCACAGACATTAGCGCACGATACGATATACCTGTTGGGGATCTTATCACTTATTTAAAACTACAAGAGACTTATGCACAAAATGAAGGAAGAGTTTCTGGACAAGAAATAGGGCTTGGTACATCTTTGTTTGGTGGTAGATTAAGTGCAAAGGCTTCAAAAGAAAAAAGAAGAGGGCATAAAACTCAATATAAAGCAGGAGTGGAATGGACAAAAAATTTAAATAAATCCGGCGGCACTGTGAAGAAGGTATATAACAACTCTACGAGAAAAGCTAGTTATAAGTGACCGATGAGCCTAAGAAGCCAAAGAAACGTATAGGAAGACCCAAGCTAGTACGAGGCGAGAAAGGCAACTACAATGTCTCTCGCGCAGAACAAAGCAAGCGCGTAGTCCGCAAACGCATCAAAGCCGCTAAGAACGTAGAACGCAAAGCTAAGAAGCGGCTAGACCAACTCAACGACAAGCAAGCCAACATCAAACATGCAAATACTTTATTAAAAAAGGGTGGGCTAGCAGTCGAAGAGAATGTTAAGAAGTTACCTAAAAGTGTACGGGCAGCATTACACAATGATACACAAATCTTATTCAATCCGAATGCTGGTCCCCAAACTGACTTCTTAGCAGCCCCAGAGAAGGAAGTCCTCTACGGTGGTGCGGCAGGTGGCGGTAAGTCATTTGCGATGCTAATGGACCTCCTACGTTACGCACACAACGGCAACCACCGCGCCCTCTTATTACGTAGGACATTAGCCGAACTGACAGAACTGATAGATCAGTCTAGAAAGATCTATCCACAAGCCTTTCCCGGCGCAATCTTCAGAGAAGCTAAGAGTACATGGTCATTCCCCAGTGGGGCCACTGCATTCTTCTCTTACGTCGATAAGGACACGGACGTAACGAGATACCAAGGTCAAGCCTTCACTTGGATTGGTATTGACGAATTAGGACATTACCCTACTCCGTACGTGTGGAACTATCTACGAAGTCGCCTACGTACTACAGACTCCACGATAGATACGTATATGAGGGCATCTGCCAACCCCCGGAGGAAGCGGGGGATGGTGGATAAAGAAAATGTTCATAGACCCTTCTCCGCCTGATGAACCCTTCTGGGCTACCGATATTGATAATGGGAATGTGTTATTACACGGTATCAATCATCCTCAAAGACCCGGAGAACCGTTATTCCAACGTAGGTTCATCCCCGCTAGGCTAACAGACAATCCACACCTAGCAGAATCAGGAGAGTACGAGGCAATGTTACTGTCTCTTCCCGAAGTGGAGAGGCGTAGATTACTAGAAGGAGATTGGGATGTCGCAGATGGTGCAGCGTTTTATGAGTTCGATAGAGCAGTCCACGTTGTTGAACCATTTGAGATACCATATAACTGGCCCAGAGTACGCGCTGCTGATTATGGCTATAGCAGTCCTAGCTGTGTTCTCTGGGGTGCAGTAGATTGGGACAATAACTTCTGGATCTATAGAGAATTATACAAGAAAGGATATACTGGTGAAACCCTCGCAGAAATTATAACGGCATTAGAGTACGATGACCCTCCGATGAGCATATCCGTCCTAGACGGATCTTGCTGGTCGAAGCACGGTACGGGACCGAGCATCGCAGAGACACTGACAAGGCACGGCGTACGTTTCATACCGGCAGACAAGAACAGAATGGCAGGTAAGATAGAACTACACAGGAGACTAGGTTTCAATGAACGTTCAGGAGAACCAAGATTACGCATCGTTAGCACTTGCACTAACCTTATTCGTACCTTACCGACACTACCCTTGTCGAAGACCAATTCAGAAGATGTCGATACCAAGGCAGAGGATCACGCCTACGATGCGCTTAGATATATGTGTATGACTAGACAGACAGGACTCCCACACGCAGGTATGTTGAATAGAGTCAAGGAACAGACGTATGAACCTATCAATCAGATATTTGGATATTAAAAAGTGTACGATATAGACCCAAAAACAACTACTGTAGAACAAGCCATAGAAATATGGAATCAAAATGTAAGTGTTGCTAAAACTAAATATACTTCTTTTAGAGCAGGTAGTCAATTTAACAATCCAAACAACCCTGATTTTCAAGTAGGCAATATGACTTTAGAGGAGTTTCATACTCCTGACCCTAAATACGGTACTCATCCGAAAAATCCTAAGATATACCTTTCACCTAAAGATGTTTTTATGATGAAGGTCGAGAAAACGAAAGGTTCTCAATCTTTAAAAACAACAATGGGTAAGCTGCGTTTAACTATGACAGAAGTTGTAGCTCCGTCTTTATCTGCGGATAATCCATTACTAAAATTTATACCAAAAGAAGGTGCAAAAAAAAATGATCCTTCTGTTTTAAAATACTATAACGTTTTATCTTCAGGTGGAATTGAACCAGCAAAAGGTGTATCAAGGATATCTGTAACAACAGATCCAGAAAGATTAGCTTCCTTTTTTAATCAATTAGATGAAATACGTATAAAGAATCCTTCGTTAGAACCCATAGCAAATGCTATAGAGTTTCACAGTAATATCGGTTCAAGACCGGGAGCGATATATTTTACTACGAAAAATTCAGGTCTTAGATTATCAGAGTGGAGTGATTCTACAAGATATATAACGATTGATCCTGAAGGTGTCGAAGGTGCTGATGAATTGTTTGATGAATTTAAATCTAATGAAGATTTAGATGTTGATGAAGATACAAAGACAAAAAGTAAGAGAACTGGTGTAGGTAAAGAAGGTTTTAGAGGACAAGCTCTAGGAATGGATGTTCCTGTGAATAGACCTGCTACTGTAGCTATAAGAAGTCAGCTTGCATTTAATTTAAATAATCCAAATTATAATAAAAAAGGAACAAACAATCCTTTAATATTTGTAAAATATGACGGCACACCTGTTTCATCTGACGATGTTAACAGAATGTTAAGAATGATACGAGTACCAGACTTTCTTGCTTTTAAAAAATATGGTTTATATTTTGATACTCTTTATCCTTCTAAAGAAGATATAAAAGAAGCTGCACTTGCAGCAGGATACTCTGAAAGTCAAGCAGAAGAAATTAAAGGTAAAATAGGTTCACAGACTATACGAAATATGCACGGGTCTAGTGCAGTTATTCGTTTAAAACTAGGTTCAACTGATATTGATTATTTACATGGTCGTGTTCCTAAAGGAGATGTAAGTCAGACAGAAGCTCAAGGATATGCAGGAAGGCATGGTAAAGATGTCATACCTGAAGATTTTGATCACGCTGAAAAGATGGGAGAATGGTACAACGGTCATGAAAATCGAGCAAGAAGTGTAGTAAATGATAATCAATTAAGGACTGTCTACAATGTAAATGCTTTATCTCTTCAAAAAGAACAAGAGTGGGATGCCGTACAAGCGGATGCTGACGAAGTAAAGAAATCTCCTCCTACTGCTACAGGTAAACCGAAAACTGTTGACGAGGCTACTGCTACTCAGATGCAGAAACTTGATAAAGATGTAGAG